TATATCTGCATATCCAGCACCATCTAATGACATTTCAGTTAGAGTTGAAGCCGTTGAATCTGTAATAAACAGAATGGCTGATGGTTTGCCATGTTTAACTGTAAGTCCTACTTGCACTAGTTTGATCTCTGGGTTTGAAGGTGGTTATCAATATAAGCGAATGTATTACATGGGTAATGAGAGATATGAAGACAAACCTGATAAGAACCGTTTTTCTCATTGCCATGATGCGTTGCAATATGCGTTTTTAGGTGGTGGAGAAGGAAGGAGAGTTATGTTAGGTGGACAAAAACAAGCCGTCCCCACTACTGTTGAGAGGGTAAGCAATCCATTTGCCCGTTTAAAGAATAGAAATAGTCGTATGAGTAGAGCTAGATCATTATGAAATGGGTAATATGCTTTTGTGAAAGTAAAAATATTGGAATGTGGAAAGTATTTACTAGGCAACGTCATGGTTTTTCTCATGTTTTTGCAGTTAACTATGATGCTAAACAAAAGCTATGGAAGAAAATAGAATTTACTACTACTGGTTTTAATATTGAAATTTTAAAAGGTAAGAAAGCCAATGAATTAATATTGTTCATGTTGGTTTGTTGCAAATGTATTGAATATGAACCTGAAAACAATCCTATTTATGTGCCTAGACTTATGTATTGCGTAAGTTTTATTAAACATCTGTGTGGAATATCCAAATTTTGGCTTTTAACACCGTATCAATTGTATTGTGAATTGCTAAATAGAAAAGGAAAGGTCATTTTTGATTCAAAAGACTTAGAGGAGCCTATTTATGGGAATGAAAACGCCTAGGGTAGAGAAAGACCCAGAACTTGAAAGACAAAGAGCTGAACAAGCAAGAATAAATAAAGAGAATGAAGCCAAGCAAGCACAAATGGCTGGAGAAAGAAAACGTAAAGCAACTAATAATTTAATTGGTCAAGCTTCTTTGCAAAATGACGAGTTAGGTGATTTTCAAGGTTATAGACGTAAAATGATGGGTGATAATAAAAATGCGTGATGAAGTTGGTGGAGATGCTAGCCCAATACCAGCTAGTGGTGTGAGTGCAGATCAAGCCGATTATAAAAAAGTTATGGATAGATACAAGAAAGCCAAAGGTAAATGGTCTAATTGGTCTGACATATGGGAAGAAATATATGACTATGTATTACCTCACAGAGAAAGTTTTCATGGGGAATTTGCTGGTCAAAGACGTACAGAAAACATTTATGACGAAACGGCAGTAACTGGACTCCCTAGATTTGCCTCAAGACTTCAGCTTGGCTTTTTTCCTCCAAATGGTCGTGCATTTAAACTAGCACCTGGACCTGAATACCCATCTGATCAAATCTCCAATCAGTTGCTAAAAGAACTTGATGACATAACTGAACTTTTGCATGAAGGGTTGCGTAACAGTAACTTTAATTCTGAGTTTCACGAAGGTCTTCAAGACTTAGGTTTAGGTACTATGAACATGCTTGTTGAATCTGGACGTTTTGTTGGCGATCTCCATTTTACTGCCGTACCTCCTACTAATGTTGCTTTGCTATCTGGTGCAATGGATATGGTAAGTGATTGGTTTAGATGGAATGACGACTGTGACATTACTGATATAAAGTTAAGATACCCACATGCTAAATATTCATCTGAGATGATTAATGCACAAAAGCGTGATCCTAGACGTAAGACTAAATTAATTGAAGCTACAATGTATGATAGTGATGATAAATTTAAAGATGAGTTTACCTATTATCTAATATCTGAAACAGATAAGCATATAATGTTTAAACAAAAGTTATTTGGTCGTGGAAGTTTACCTTGGATAACAACACGTTGGTCTAAAAGTGGTTCTGAAGTTTGGGGACGAGGTCCAATATTACAAGCTATGCCAGCAATTAAAACATTAAATCTTACTGTGCAGTTAATCCTAGAAAATGCTGAAATGGCTATAGGTGGTGCATATGTTTATGATGATGATGGAGTGTTTAACCCAGATAACATAACTATTCAACCTGGAACTTTTATACCTAGAAGTCCTGGAAGCACTCTTGAATCTTTACAAAGTCCTGCAAGGTTTGATGTAGGTCAGCTTATTTTAGAGGATATGAGAAGAAATGTCAGGAAAGCTCTTTTTATTGATGAACTCGATTCAAGACCAAATGCAAAAACACCGTTATCAGCAACGGAAGTTTCAGAAAGGCTTGCTGACGTGGCAAGAGATATGGGAGCAGTCGCAGGACGTATGCAAAAAGAATTCTTACACCCATTGGTTGAGAGAGTTGTTGCTATATATTCAGAACAAGGTTTGCTTGATATACCAAAGGTTGATGGTAGAGAAATAAGAATTGTACCTGTATCTCCATTGTTAAGAGCTCAAGATCAACAAGACGTAGCTGACTTTGTTAGGTTTCAGCAAACTGTAGCTGGGACATTTGGTCCAGAGATAACACCAGCTTTATATAATCAAGAAAAGGTTATTAAGTATTTGGCATCTAAATTTGGTGTCAAAGAAGAACTGCTTGCTTCAAGGCAAGAAGTACAAGGGAACATTGATATGGCTATGCAGATGATGCAACAACAACAACAAGGAACTCTTGGACAATGACAAAGGAGAAAATAAATGCGTCGGTTGATGGTAGGTCGTATACTGCTGAAGTTGAAGCTGATCTTAATAGTAAAGCCTATGCTCTTTTTGGTTCGGGCATTGGCAAATCTTTCCTTCAGTATTTGGAAAACATTACAACAAATAACATACACGGTGCGGGATTGGGAATTGAATCTCTTGCTCACTTTGAAGGTCAAAGATGGGTCGTAGCATTATTAAAGCACAGAACTGAAATAGGAAGAAAAAATGGTGACTAAAAAGATGGGTTTGTATGCAAATATTCATGCAAAACGTAAACGTATTGAAAATGGCAGTAAAGAAAAAATGAATAAAAAAGGATCTGCAAAAGCACCAACTAATCAAGCGTTTAAAGATTCAGAAAAGACTGCAAAAAAAACATGAGTGAGGCTTGGCAAAGAAAAGAAGGAAAGAATCCTGAAGGTGGACTTAACGCAAAAGGTAGAGCTTCTCTTAAAGCTAAAGGGCAAAATATCCAAGCTCCAGTTTCTGCAAAACAAGCTAAAAATAGTCCTACTAAAGCTGCAAGAAGAAAAAGCTTTTGCAGTAGAATGAAGGGTATGAAAAATAAATTAACAAGTAGTAAAACGGCAAATGATCCAAATAGTAGGATTAACAAAGCATTAAGAAAGTGGGACTGCAATTAAAACAAGGAGCGAAAATGTCTGATGAACAAACAATTACAGAAAGCAATGAAAGCACCGATACGGCAGAAATCAATGTCGGAAGCACAATATCCCAAGACTCTGGGGAACAGAACGAGGTTGAACGACCAGACTGGTTGCCCCCTAAGTTTGAAACACCTGAGCAATTATCTCATAGCTATCAAGAATTGGAACGTAAGTTTCATACAAGACGTGATGAGATTAAAAACGAACTTGTGGGAGAACTTAATGAAGAAGCTGGGAAAGATACGCCAATAAGTCCAGGGGATTATCAAGTTTCTTTAGTAGATGAAGATGGAGCTGATATTGATTTTAATCAAGATGATCCAAAATTAGATTGGTTTCGTGGTAAAGCACATGAAATGGGTTTAACAAATGAAGAATTTAATGACATTGTTGCTGAATATACAAATATTTCTTCTACTAGTGGTCCTGATTGGGAATTTGAAAGCCAAGATTTAGGGGAACATGCTGATAGAAGATTAGAAAGAGTTGACACATGGGCTAGTTCTGCTTTGTCAGAAGATGCTTATCAAACATTTGCAGCAATTCCAGCGTCTGCATCTATGGTAAAAGCCTTTGAGGAAATTATGCAGTTAAATGGTCAGCCTAAATTTAACATGACTTCTTCTACTGAATTTCAAGAAACTGTAAGTAAAGCTGATTTAATGTCTGCACAACAAGATCCAAAATACTGGAGAAATGGTGGAGATCCAGCTCATATAGCTAAAGTAAGAGCTATGGCAGAACAGTTATCAAGAAGACGTTAGTAGTAATGTGAATTAACAAAGTTTCTGTTTTCTGAAAGATTAGAATTGCTAGAAGGCTCGTACAACTTATTTAGAAGCCCAGAAATGGAACAACTTCAATAAAGTAGGTAAGCGAACAACCAGAATAGTAGTAAATTTTAACTTTTAATACGGAGGCTTTAATGGCTACACCAAGCATTAGCACTTCCTTTATTGAAGAATTTGAATCTGGCGTTCATATGGCTTACCAAAGAATGGGTTCTAAGCTAAGAAATACAGTTCGTTCAAGAAATGGAGTTAAGAACAAAACTACATTTCAAAAAATCGGTAAAGGTTTTGCGACAACAAAAGCAACTCATGGATCAATAGCACCCATGAATCTTGCACACTCAAACGTAAACGTCACATTGGAAGATTACTTTGCTGGGGAATGGGTCGATGATCTAGACCAGTTAAGAATTAACCATGATGAGATGATGGTTGCTCAACAGTCAGGTGCGTATGCACTTGGACGTAAAACTGATGAGTTAATTATTAATCAATTGACAACAACTACATCTGCACATGATGAAACTACTAATGGAATAACTATAGCATGGGCTTTAGAGCTTATGGAAAAGTTTGGTAATAACGAAGTTCCAGACGATGGTAAAAGATTCTGTGTGATTGGTTGGGAACAATGGTCTCAGTTAATGGCATTAGATCAATTCTCAAGAGCAGAATATGTTGGTGAGAATGATTTACCATTCCCATCAGGCATGACTGCTAAAAGATGGTTAGGCTTTATGTGGTTTCCACATTCTGGACTACCACAGAAGAATGGATCAGGTGCTGCTGGAACAACTCACGTTGAGTGTTACGCATACCATAGTGACGCCATTGCTCATGCAATTGGTGCTGATATAACTTCAAATATGCAATATCACAACGATAAGGACAGTTACTTTGTATTAAACAAAATGCAACAGAATTCAGTCTTAATCGATGCTGA